AATGTTTTACCTAGCTGTATGGCGAGGGCGTTTTCTTCTTCATATCGCGCTTTTTGCTTGTCAAAATTAACCTGCCTTAATTCTTCACGCTCCATTTCAGCCGCAAGCTCTATTTCTTTCTTGGCTAACTGATATTCAGAGTCAATTATTAGTTTTTCGTCTTTATATCCGCGAAGCTTTGCTAGTCTTTCACTCTCAACACGGTCAACCTCTTCAAGCTCAGTGTTGTTTAACTGTATGAACTGCTCTAGTTGCTGCTGCGCTGCTTCCTTATTCCTTATTCTTTGATCTTCGCTACGCTGGCGTATTTCCATCCTTTGCGCTTCTGCGTTTACTTCCGCTGCTATCTCCGCATCTAAAGCTGTTATCTTATCAATCAACCCTTGTGATAACGCTTGCTTAACTTTAGCCTTTCTTTCTGACTCGGAAGAATCTATCTTTTGCAACGCTGTATCATTAAGAGATATTATATTTTCAATTTCAGCTTTTAGTTTTTCTTTATTGTCACCTGTAGGTATATCCCCATTAACTCCGCCAATTTTTCCGCCAGAAATAGATGGTGGTGAGGATATTTTGTTTTCATCTTCAATAGCTTTTTTTCTTTTTTGCAAGCTATCAATAATTTTGTTTTGAGCCTCAATTTCAGACCTTACAGCATTAAGCCTATCTCTTTCTTGCTGTATTATACTTTCCCCTACTATTCCCTGTGATTGAAGTGTTGTAATATTTTTTTCAACCTGAATATAGACATCTCTTAGTTTGCTAACCTCGCCAATAGCTAAGTTGGTTTGAAGGGTTAAGCTTTTTATTGAATTTATGTTTTCAATGTCTTTAAACGTGTTAATAAAATCAACTATTACCTGGGTAGCTTTAGGCACTATTGATATTACAGAGTTAAAAAAACTGTCGAGTATTGGCGCTACGGCAGAGCTGATAAGTTTTCCCGCGTTACCTAGGCTGCTAGCTAATAAAGTCCCTGACGCGGCCACCTCATCAAGCGCTTTCGATTGTCCAGAAGTAAGAGCAAGCTGCGAGTTAACATTTTTATACCTGTCCTCCAGCTTTTTAAGCTCGGCAGAATTGTTAGCATACAGGGGTGCAAGCCGCGACAAATCATTGCCTAATGATTCAAGAGCAAAAGTTGTTTTATTTGATGTTGCATTTACTGACTCCAGACCGCTAACGACCCGACCTATAACCTCACTAGACGAAAGCCCCTGAAACTCTGTAGCTGTTTTTATTGCCTCTTCTTTTGTAAGGCCTAAAACATCAGCGTAGTCTTGAAACGCGCCAGTTCCAGCTGTAGCAAACTCACCTACTTTGTCAGCTACGTCTTTTGATATATCGGCAAATTGCTCGGCTGTTATACCAAACTGCCCGGTAGCGAATGCTGTCGCCTGAAAGTCAGACGCGGTTGTTCTCGCTTGTCTCGCGAGTATTTCAATCTCCCTGTTTGCTTTTGATGCTGAAACAACTACAGCTATACCAGCGGCTGCAAATGCAGTAGCAGCAGCAGCGGCCTTTCCAACAAAAGAAACTGCCGATAAAAATGGTGCTTTAAGACCAGAAACACTTTTGCCTGTTTTTTTTGTCTGGCTCTCAGCATCATTTGCGCTTTTAGTGAATTTGTTCAATTCGCTATTAGCTTTATTTACGCCTTTTGTAGTAACTACTGCCTGAAGTTTAGCCGTTGCCATGTATATACCTTCTGAATATCAAATCAAGCATACTAACTGCCTTAATCTCCATTCTACCTAAATTAATACCGATGTGCTTTGTGTAATTGATAATCGAATCCATAGATAGCCCATCAGTAGCCGGTATGCTCAAGTCCTGATGTATTTCCCAGAGGTAAATAACGGCCTCCGGAAGAGTAGATTTCTTTTCTGGTATATCTGCACCCATTTCTCGCAAAGCTTTCTCGTGATCGCTCTCTGTGCCGCCATGCTTGCTTTTCCTCATCCCTGAGTAGGTAGCTTCGGCATAATCAAGCAGCGACTCTACTTTTTTGCTAAGTACGCATCCGAATCAGCCGCAAACTGTATCACCATTTCGGATAGGTCTTCATTCTCGTCAAAAAGTTTGGTTTTTTCATCATGAGTGCACTCTTGCGAAAAAGACCAACCTGAAACAAGCAAGCAAGCCAATTTATCGTTTAGCTTTTGTTTTTCGCTAGCGATAAAGATATTGCGCTCAACCTTATCCTCAATCTTTTCTGATTGCTCTAGAACTCTTGCATACGCGACCTGCCAGTCCAGCTTTTCTTGTGCAATGCTTCTTGACGACAAACCCTTAACTATAAAATAATGGCCAGTGTCTTTATCGCCAATTTTAAGTGGCATTTTTGCGCCAGCTTCTTGTTTTGTTTTTGAGTAAAAATCTTCTAGTGAATACTCTGTTTTTTTAGCCATGATAGTTATCCGTTAGTTATCCGTTATAAAGGGTGGGGCTATGGAGACGGACGGCTCCACAAAGGCACAAAGGCTAGCCCCATAAACTTAGTAGGTAAGACGCTGCACGATAATAGATGATTCGTTACTATTGCCTGTTCCTGTAGCTTCAACCGTTTGAGTGATCGAAGTAGCGCCACCGATTTCTGGTGTTGCAGCCGTGATAAACGCGTTAGGCAAGCTGAACGACATAGCGCCATCAACACCACTTAGAATCGAGGTAAAACCCGTCTCTGTCTCATTAATAAAGCGCTCTAGCAATACGGTATCTGCCATGAATGCACTAACACTGATTGTATTAGTCGCATTGCCACGCTCAATAAATGACGTGCTATCACTACCTAATTCAAATTGAGCGGATGCAGCATTGTCATTCGTGATCGTTGCGCTAGTAAATAAAGCCTGCACAGCATTTTCGACCAAAATCTTACCATCTACACCACTATACGGAATAGTCGTGCTATCGGCGTTATATGTTGATCCAGCAGGGGGGGATGCAATAACTTCTTGGCTTCTGGCAATAAATGGGAATGATCCAGTCACTTGAGCATTTACAGCGATTTCATAACTAAAACCCGTGAACTCTAAGCCACGAGTAATTAAATATTTATCAGCAGTACCGCACTTGCCCTTAAACCAAGTCATAATTGAAATTGATTTACATAACGAGCCTGTACCAATCTTGTCAGCCGTGGCATAGTCGGTAGAAACCGTTTCATCAGTAAGCGTCACCGTGATACCTGCGCCAGTAATTACCGTCGATGTTACCGTAGTCGCGATGAATGGCTTGGCGTTATTTCCAGTTAAATCAGCAAAATAAACAAGGTCGCCAACCACAACGCCATCAGAAACAAAGTCGCCAGCGGCGCGAGTAAATGTTTTCGCGGCTTCATCGACAGTAATGTCTAATGCTGCGCCAGTAACGCCAGAAACCCACTGCGAGGTCATTGCGTTGGCGATTAGCTCGTCTTGACTTGATTGTGAAAGCTCAACAGGGAACTCACCCGATACTTGCTTACCACCTGTGCGAACACTTGTTATTTCTCGCGATCCATTAAGCTCATTTGAAATAAGTGTATCTTTAGTTAATGCAGGAATGCCGCCAGTGTTGCGTAGCTTTGTCCATACCGGTGAAGCAGGGGTTTCTCCTGCTGTTGTTTCTACTACATACCAATTTTCTGTATTTGATCCACTAAATGGGGTTGTCATGATGTAATCCTCGCGGTGTACGCATTAAAATTTATTGACAGAGACTTTTTAGCCCACCCACCATCTACAATAAGCGGCGATAGGTCTACAGACTCCACTCCAGCGCAGATATTATTGCGCGTTAAGTGCTTACCCGCATAAATCGTTTGATTTAATAGGTCCGCCATTTTGTTTAGTGGCGCACTCCCTAAGTGTGACGCGTAATTTATATCTACCTGGTAGATACCCTGCCTAAACTCAGTTATTCCTAAATCTGCCTGCTCGGTTGGCGATAACAGCAAAAAGCCTGACAAAAACGGGATGCTCGTGTCAGTTGGGCAATCGACATTTTCAAAACACGTCAAAATACCATTTGCTTCGCCAAAATTATAAAGCGCAAGATTAAAAACCTTTTGTAAGTCTTCAAATATCATTTTGGCATATTCTTCTTTGCTTCTTGCTCAATCAGCCGATTAAACCGTTTTACGTTTGTTCTGACCATGCCATTGGGCGCTTGATCTGAATAGCCGTACTCAAGCCTTTCGGAATACGGCAGATTGTTAGTTAGCGTAAACTGGCTATAATCAGCCTGCCCTAGAACGTCACTTTCATTTCTTGAAATTGTTTTTTGCCCCGACTTATCAGTGTCATTAGTTACTTTTGACGTGTCGCCGTAGCTAGCAAACCAATTAGCCCTAAAGCGGCCTTGATCTACTGGGCTAGATAATGTAATAGCATTCCATAGCTTGATAGTCGTGCCGCGAACCGTCTTTTCAGTAGCTTCTTCAAACTGCAAAGCGAATGACTCTACCTCTTTACCAAACATTATCGACGAACCTGTATTTTGTACATGATCGTCTTATCTTTGCCCGTATAAGCGACTGGATTAACCGCCACGATAGACGATTCAACGCCATCGATAACTACCTTATTTGCTTGCGTTGGCTCAACTTCGCACAATACAGACAACTGAATATCGCCACTCTGTATCGTTGTTCCGTTAATCAATCCCTCGCTATAATTCGTAGCAACACCTGTTAGCTCATACTCTTGATTCTCACCAATAACTGTTTCAGCCAAGCTAGCGTCGAAATAACTTTCACCGGCAACACGCAAGATCATTTTATTTTCACGCTCGTCAAACTCGGTCAAAAGCTCTTCCGCGACCTCTTGCATTTCTTTAGCGAAGCTCATATTTTAAATATCCGAATATCGCACTCTTTCAAAGTGATTGACGTATCGGAATCAGCATCGTTTTCGATATGAAAGTACATTCCGTCAACTACATACGGGTCGGCCTCATCACCCACATAAGTATCGAAATTGTATGTGAATTGGTAATCAGTCCTAGCGCTTCTATCTGTTACATGCCACTCAAGCGAAGAAACTACAGAGTCGTCCAGCTCTCTCCTAATCTGAATGCGTACAGACGTCTGTTCATTGTTTGCTATTACAGGATGATCTATCTTAATAGTCACTCTAGCGATGTAATTTGAATAGCTATTGCTAAATGTATTCAGATTAGACGGAAAAAGGAATTTGTCATTCGCCTCATCTGTAAATGTCGCCTGATCTACGTCCAGAATATTTTTAAATGTAGGCGCATCACCAATAACAGTTTCGTTAGCCTCTAAAAATAACGAGTTTAAATTGACGCTAGAGCCAGCAGCGATAGCCGTGGTTAATGCGCCGCTATTATTATTTACAGTGAAGTTATTTAACGCGACATCATCAATTTTATTGAATGCCGAATCTGCTAACTGCTCCTGAATAGATCGAAAATTAGCAGCAGTAAGCGCATTATTACCATTCGTAACAATAGTGTTAACAATAAGAGAAAGTAGGTCGTTTGTACTTAAAGCCATGCTATCGCCTCACTGTGCGAAATGATAAACCGCCACTAGATGCGCCCATCAATGGCTTTAATGCGTCAATAGCTTGCGTTATTACGATGCCCTTGCCGGTCTTGCCGTTATCAAAGAATTGCTTTTTAACGGCTCCTACGACTTCTTTTAATTGCACAGACAGGCCATCATCAACAGGCATCACATTAGTTCCTTTGCCATATTCAACAGCCGCAAACATCTGAGCCATGATTAGCTCGTTCGGTATTGCATCGCTAGCAACATCAATGCAATTAGTACCGAAGCTTCTAATAGAGTTTGTGCGGGGAAAAGATAGCGCCTGAGTATCGACAGTACGATAGCCAGTAAAGCTCGACTCGTATCGATTCACGTAGCGTGCGCCATTACGCAAAGCCGCCTCTGCAGCTTCTTCGCCAGCAGGGAGATTAAGACCTAAAGCATTTGCGTTAAGCCTTGCGTCCTCAAGCGTTTGATATGAGTCAGCATTCGCCAACCCTGTACCATCTTCGACTACTAGCATTGCCTTTTCACCTAAATGAGTAAATGGGGCATTTCAGCCCCATGTCTTTAGCCTGATTTTTTAGGCGCTTTTTTAATTTCAATAACACCGATTTTAGTTAGCTTATCAACTGCCTCTTCGGGTAAGTTTTTATACTCACCCTTAGAATAGTTAACGATTGATCCACCGACACTAATCTGCGTTTCTTTTGTTACTTTTATCATAACAACCTCTACGCAATGTTATTTAAGCGAGCCATGTGAGTCTTAGATTGGCGCACTTCCATAGTGAAGTCACCCAGCACACGGACGCGCTGACCATCTTGACCGTTAGCCGTAGCGTCAACTGTACGCCACTCACCACCAGCATTAGCGTTACCCGCTGCCATAGACTTCACGCTAACTTTAGAAGAATCAAATACAATCAACTCGCTATCATCAAGGTTGGTGTCAATGACAATGTTTGTTACGTTACCCACTAAAGGCAAATCAGAAGGTAAACGATTTACTGCACCCTCATCATTAGACCAGTCAGATAGTCGCTGACTAGAATAGTTGGCAGACACCAAGCCATTAAGTACACGAGCCTTAGCTACGCCTACTGCGATAGTGTCTGCAGTACCACCACGAGTCACGATCTCAGCGTTTAAGTCCGAGATTGCATCAAGAGTAAGTGCCGCAGCAGCATGGTTAGTATTGATTGCGCCAGACTGATCCAAGTAATAACGTAAGCCGCCAGTATAACTATGATCCTTACCGCCAATAGCTTGTACAGCCTTGCGACCACGAACTAACGCACGATCCATTTGTGTAGCCAGTTGAGCCAAACGCAAATCAAGCTGAAAGCGCAAGTCATTAGTATTGCCATGCTGCATGGTTGCTAATGCACGGCGTGACATTTCGATAGCGGTATCCATAGTCTGAAAATAGTTTTCGACTACTTCTGGCTGGTAAATACCATCGTTTTCAGCAAGCGAGTTTTCTTCGCGACCAACCGAATCAATAGTGATTACAGTGGTGTCCGCAATATCGGCAGCGGTAGTGCCACCAAAGCCGCGAACGACGGTTAGATTATTACCAGATACAGCGGTAACAACAATTACCTCATCAGAGCCAGCCGCAGAAACAAGCATACCAGCACGGAACTTTGAGCCATCAGCTACAGGCAAAGTTGTCGCCGCAGCGAGAGCCGCCGCAGTCATTGGTGAGCTAATAGCATCAACTTTCGTGTCTAGCCAGCTGGTTTTGTATCCTTCAGTAGCATCAAGTGAACCACCAAAGCCAACAACAGCTAAAATACCTGTTCGGTTTGATCGCACAATATCGAATGCGCCATTAATTACATCTTCGGTTAAAGCAGCAGCCAATAAGCCGCTAGTGATTTCGTTAGCCATTACGACTACTCCTTATTTAATTTGAAGGTGCAAGAGCAGCATCAAGAAAGCCACCTAAGTCTTTATTGTTTTTTGCTTCTTGCATTTTGTCGGATCGATGACTACCGCCTGACGGAGCATCATTACTATTAGAGCCAGCCGCGCCAGCTCCGCTACCTACATCAGAAACGATGTATCGTGAATAAGCATCGTCCTGAACGATTGCCTCGGTAATTTCTTTAACGCTTTTAGTCACG